TTCATCGAGATATTCATTGAGATCATTTACAATATCTTCTGATAAATCTGCTTCCATCAAGAACACGGCTGGCAAAGCGTGTATCCGATATTCTTGACGGTGCTCCGTCATTACTGAATTACCTCATCTTCCCAAGGCTTGCCTTCAGAAGTTTCAGCCACTTCATCATCTTGCCTTGATGCTGCTTCCTCTAACGCAGCGTTTACTTTAGAACTGTAGTCTTTCAAGAGAACTTGCGCCTCTGCTAGTTGCTCTTGCAAATTTGGAATGAGATTCTGTAACTGACTCAGCCTTTGCATATTGCGCTGAGTCTGGAAACTCAACTGTGACATCGGTATTTTCTTATCGTTGAAAACGACTGTAGCTTCTTTTTGTTCTTCGCTCATTTACGCGCTCCAAGGTAGTCCATCTGATTGTGCAGCCTTACGATCAATCTGCGCTTGAACTTTGGCTGTTCTTTCAGCTTCTATTCTAGCTTTATACTCGTCGGCTGTCTCTTCGCCTTCTTTGTTAGCTTCGTAAATCCAACCCAAAACATCGCTTTCTTTGAGACTGTCATACTTAATAAATCCGCTGGCTGACGCATCGTAAGTAAAACGGTTCTTACCACCTTCATTAGCTGTTTCACCTCCACCAGCATCACTGGCTGCTATGAGTGACCAGCAAACGATTATTACCCCGCCGTCTGCGTCAACGTGCGTCATGTCAGTAACGCTCCAAGTTGTGTTAATAGCCATCTGCTATACTCCTTATTTAATTATCCAACCATCATTAAAAAAGCTACGCAATTTCCTGATCCAGCGTTTGTTATTGTCAGATCATTCCCTGAACTTTTCCCAAACGATAAAAGATCACCTCCTGCTATGAGAGTTGAAGTAGGAGTGTTATCACCATCGTGAAAAAAGTTAAGTAAGTACATACCAGAGGCCGTTGCCGTGCCAGCCCCGGTATTTCTAGTACCTATAACAAGCATTGCCATGCCACGAGTTCCAGCATTCACGGAAATTCCAGTATCGTTTGCGCTAGTTCCAGACACAGTAAATACCCGGAACGCAGAATTTCCTCCGATTGCGAATTGTGCGTCTTGAAACTTTGAAATACTAGTTGAACCGGAATTTATAAAAACTCTGTTATTACCTCCGTCGACAAATAACATATTAGCACTTGCGTCCGATTCAACGCGAAAATCAGAATCATTAGACCCATCGTTGAAAACAAAGGTGCCGCCGTTGTCAATGTGCACTCTCTCATTGATGCCACCTGTCATAAACTTAATACCAGCACCTGATTCTTGCCCTATAATTTCTAAGTCAAGGTTGTCGTGAGAATAAGCAATCTGACCAACAGATGTTCCCGAATGTTTGAAAATAAAACGACCAGCCCCTGCTGTCGTTGTGGTGTTAATAGTAAAATCCCCTGTCGTTGTGTCTGTAGCATCGCCCTCTATTGTAAGCTTTGATGAAGGACTTGTAGCCCCAATACCAACATTGCCGCTGCTGTCAATGCGCATACGCTCAGAGTCTGCACTACCGCCTCCACCACCCGTAGCAAACGTCATAAAACCTGTGCCACTACTAGCGCCATAAGCCCGTAGTTTCATTTCGTTGCTGTTGAGTTCAACAACTGCTTTACTTGTTTGATGTGCATTTATGAAGCCACCAAGAAGTAAAGGCCCAGAAGCATCTATACCGCTGCCTGTAGTTGCCGCTGGAGAACTGACCCCAACACCAACATTGCCACTGCTGTTAATGCGTAACCTTTCTGACCCGCCCATCTCTACCTTGACAACACCGCTTTCGCTATTTTGGAGAACAAAATCATTCCCCTCCATCGCAATACTCCCGCCGTCTGCGTCAGCAGTGCCTGTTGTAGTATTTTGAAGTCTTATACGGCTAGACGCATTGTCGCTAGCTAGTTGAAGATTCCAAGAGCCTGTAGGCACGACTCCCATTCCAATTTTATTCTGACCTGCATCAACGAATAACGCATGAGTGTTTGAGTCTGACTCCACTCTGAAGTCTAGGTCTGCACTAGCCTCGTTGATTACTAAGCCAGTGCTTTCAACAGCAATTTCACCTTTCGTTGTATTATCTAAACGGAGATCAAGAATAGTCCCTGCACTGGAGGCTCTATTTAAAAATTGAACAGTCTGACCCGTAGCAGTGCCTTTGATCTGACCATCTTCAAACTCTACACCTTGGTTTGCTAAACCTGTGGAGCTTTTACCTACCATGACGCGATCATTCCCAGCGTCAACGAACAGCATATGACTGTTTCCGTCACTCTCTACTCGAAAATCTTGATCCGCACTGCCCTCGTTAAAAACCGTTGATGTCGCACCCACTATAGCTTTCGTGCTTCCATCAACCCGAAATTGAATAGCAGAGTCAGCCACAGCGCCGTCATCATCAACACCGATTCTGAGATTCGCGCCGTTTGCCTCCAACTTGGAACTACCTGTGGAATCAGTTAGCTGAATTCCTGATCCTGCATCCGTTGAAGTAAATGTAGCAACCGTATTTGTAGAGCCAGAGTTTACACCCAAGGTTCCACCAAAAGTCGCGTTACCGCTAACGTCTATAGTGCCATTCACATCAATCGCAGTTGCAGTCAGATCTATTTCATCAGTCGCACCCAACGATAAAACCGTAGCAGAAGAGCCTTGGATGAACTGACTCGCATCGTTAAACATAAGCTTGTTGGTGGAGTTTAGAGTTAGGCCAGAACCATCTGTATGCGTGAGCGTAGTATCACCATCTGCACCAAACGTAATAACTGCGCTGTCTGAGGTAAACGTCAGATCGTCATCAATAAACAGGTCAGGAATAGATAGATCTTGAAACGCATCGACCATTGCACCACCAGACCCAGCACCGTCTGAATAGATCGCCTTGGTCTGACCGTTAGCGATTGTGACCGTAGCTCCAGAACCTTGCTTGATAATAATGTTTTGAGATCCGCTTGTGGCGTTCTCGATGAGCCAGAGCTTAGAGACTGTGTTAGGACCAATCGTGATTGTACAGGCTGAATCTAAAGTGCCTGTGTATTTGAGGAATATCGATCTTCCGGGGTCTGTAGAACCATCGGCTATAGTGGTGGTGTGAGTATCGGCATTAGTTGTAATGCCCTCCGTGCCGAAACTGAAAGCTTCTGCAATTAATTCTAAATTTGTATTTGTGCTGGTTCCCCAGGTTCCTGATTCATCCCCTGTGGCAATCTCTTTTAATCGAAGATCGTTAACATAAGTTGCCATAAATCACCTTTTTCCGTTTTTTGATTTAGTCTTTTTAATTGAAGAAACGTGCTTCTTCAAAGCACTAGCTTGTTTTTTGTGAGTCTTAGATGCTTTCTCTAAACCCTTAATAATTTTTTTTACTCTTTTAACCATTAAGCTACTTCCTCCCAATCTGGCGTTTGTGTATCACTTACAGATGACCAGCTTGGTGACTGTGTGTCTGTAATACTACCCCAATTTGGTGTTTGTGCATCATCTATCAGCCCCCAAACTAACGCAAATCCGACCTGTCCGGTTCCACTAACTCCAACTGGTTGGACGTTTGTGTCTGGTTCGACAGCGACAACGCCAACCTGGCCAAGACCCTCTGTGCCTGTGACATCAATGTTTTGAGAAGTGCTGGTAGTGACCGCGCCAACCGCACTAGTCCCTGCCACGCCCGTAACGGAAGTAGATGCAGCAGCAGCAACGGATACCGAACCAACTGAGCCAGTAGCACTAACCCCAGTAACAGAAGCGTTGGCACCAGCAGTAGCAGTGACACTGCCCACACCACCAGTTGCTGAAACGCCTGTGGTAGTGACGTTAGCTGCACCCGTGACTGTAACGCTGCCAGCGGCTGAAGTGCCAGCAACACCAGTAGGACTGATGACCGCAGCGGCGGTAACAGAAACTGATCCCACAGATCCTGTTGCAGATACCCCGGTAACTGAGGTGGTCGCTTCGGCGCTGACCGATACAGACCCGACAGCACTCGTACCCGCGACACCAGTTGGCGTAACATTAGCTGCTCCCGAAACTGATACAGATCCAATAGAGCCTGTAGAAGATACTCCTGTAACTGAAGTAGTAGCGGCTGCCGAGACTGTGACTGATCCGACTGCAGACGTTCCCGCCACGCCTGTGACAGAGGTCGTTGCTTCGCCTGTGACTGTAACCGAGCCGATCGACCCAGTTGCGGATACACCTGTGACAGTGACCGGGACAGGTTCACCCCACGGGCCATCGCCCCAAGCTCCTCTACCCCAGCCCGTAATGTCTGCCACATACTATCTCTAAGCTATGCGAATTATCGCGTTTGACGCATCCGCTGCTGGGAAGGTAATCGTGAAATCACCTGCCGTGCTTGTCTTATCACCACCAAATGCCAACGCACAAACAGCTTTGTTAGATGCACTGCTGTTATAAATAAGTGCTCCATTCGCTGTGATTGATGCACTGGAGAATGTGAGATCTGAAAAGTCACACAGTGCGGTTGTGCCAGATGTGGTTGGTGTTACTGAAGTAAGGTTTGAACCTCCACTTGAGTATCCTGTGCCACTGACTTCGTTTGTGGTTGCAAAAGCGGTGGTGCTTGCTCCCAGGCTTGCGCTGCTTGTGAACAATGCAAGCTTGAAAGTATTACCAGTTGTTGCAGTGAAGTTGTGTGTGCCAACAAGAATTTCTTGCTTGAAGGACGTACACATAGCTGTCGATATAGCCATTACAGTCTCCTTAAAATGTTAGCCATTTCTGGTTGGCCTTGTTTTTCTAATTGTGCGATTAGAGTGGTTCTATCACTTTTTATCGCTTCTTTCATATAGTATGAAATCTGTTTTAAAACGTCTTCTTTAAACGCTTCTGCTTGTTGAGCAATCAACGGATGACAGTTACCACCAATACTAACTATCTTATTAGTTACCTGCTCTGCCCAATAATCTACATCATGACCTTTCCATTGAGTGGTGGTTACACCAACTTTTCCTATCTCAATGCTTGGCTCTTCAACCATCATCTAGCTGCCCCTAGCAATATCGTATCTGTATTCATCCCTAGCGCCATATCCTTCTCCAATCCTCTTGAGAGCAGCTACGGCACTAACAAACCTTTGTTCGTATGCAGGAACTTCTTCAGGTGATTTTAAGAATGTAGCCGCTTCTACCAAAGTGCCATACAACAATGCGTCTGGTGCATTGGTTGATAGCCATGTGGTCCCACTATCTGATCCTGCAGTTAGAGATGCTGGTCTAAATTTATAGTGCAACTCGAACTCATAGTTTGTATCAGGTGTTGGACCCAGGATAAATGTGTTGTCATCAAACAAAGCATAATACTTTGGAGTGCCAGTTGTTGATGCATTAGGCGTGTAGTCTCGAATGAAAGACACATGCTTGAAGAGCAGATAACTGTAAACGCTGCTTGATATAACAGCCAAGCTATAAGATGCGAGAAAGTCGCTTGGCGTTGAAAGATATGTATTGCTTGCTGTGGCAGTTCCTGTGACGTTCTTTCTGAACACAGGAAGCTCTACGTTCTTGAGTATTCTTTCCTCTGCCTCTTGGATGAATGTGGTTAGCTGAGTATCGAATGTTGACTCAGATGTTTCACAGTAATCTTTTACGGCTGTTTTTAAACTGGCTAATGTAAAGCTCATGATATCACCACTGTTACTGTACCAACCTCTCCAGTTGCACCACTGGCTTTGAATGCAGAACCTATACTATCACCAGTTGTGGTGATCATTGAATTTGGATCGATTGTTCTTACCACACCCTCTCCTGCTACAACAGATGGAGGTAACTGTGGTCTTGGATCTCTTATCGCTTCTGGGTCTGCAACATGAGGAACGGGGTCTATCTGTGGTGCTTTAGGCTCGTAGCACTCTCTGCAAACGAAAAGATTGTTCCATTCTTTTCTTAATTCTTTGTATCTGTATCTAAACCCACATCTGTCACATATAGCTAAAGAATACTTACCAGAAG